TAAATGAGATTGTCTAATATCTTTTGGTTGTTCCATATATTCTTTTGTATGCCCATATTATTTCCAGTACGTATTAAAACTTAATACTATCCTTTCATCACTTTGATTAATGCTAGGTCCTGAACCGTGCATTAAATAACTCGGCCACATTGCCAATAATCCTGTTTTAGGTGTTAGTTCATAAGTTTCTCGGTGTGGAGAAACTGCTGTTGGAGATATAGGAGTAAGTGGATTCTGAAAGACTAACTTGCTACTCTTTTCATCTGCTTTTAAAAATATAACACCAGAAACAACTGAATTAGGATGATTATGAAAGTCTAATGTACTGCCTTTACCTTGTATATTACACCAAGAGTCTGCCAATCTTTGATTAGTTACATAAACTTTATTAGTAATTTTATCTGCTATATCTGTATGAAAATCTAAAATGTTAGGTTTTTGTTCTTGCATAGCAACGTAAGATGATTTAGCATCCCCTTTAAAGAAACTATAATCTAATAAATCTTCTTTGTTTATACCAGTAATTAGTTTATCTATTTCTTGTTGATTTAAAAAATCTTCTTGCGTGTGTACATCTATTGTAAAAATTGGTTGAGTATCCATTATACTTTAAAATCCGAAAACTTATCGTAGGCGATATCTTTCTCTTTCGGTTCCTCTTCTTTTTGGTTTGAATCAACTATGTTTTGTGCTTGTTGACCTACGTCATACAATCTCATTTTTGCTCTATCAACTCCTATAATAAATGACCTATTAATACCTGGGTCATTATATCTATTCTTCAATTGTTTAATTTTTAACTGTCCTAATGCTTCTAAATCATCATTGGATATTATTGCAAACATAAAGTCTGCTGTTGCTGGCAATCCAAAACTTTCTGCTGTATCTTCTAGTCCTATATCTGTACTCATAAAACCAGTTCTTGTTGTTTGTGTAGCAGAAAACAATGGTACATTAAATTCTACTGCAAGTCCTCTTAATTCTTCTGCAATTGCTTTGATATAGAAATAAGAACCTATATTACCACCTTTAAATCTACTTGACGCACATATATTTAAATAATCTATGAACACTACATCTGGTTTAAAACTTTTCTTTAATGCAAGTTCATTAAACAATGCTCTAAAATGTCCTGCGTGAGCAGACGCCGTTGGATATTCTTTAATAATTAATTTACCACCAGTCTTCTGTCTAATCTTTTCCATTTTATTATCATATAAATCTTTTGGCATTGTATGTAAATCGTCCATAGTTACATCTAATAAGTTTGCGTCAATTCTTTCAGCAATTCTTTCTTCTGCCATTTCTAAAGTAATATACAATACATTTAAACCTTGTGCCAAATAAGCACTTGCACAATGACACATAAACAAAGACTTACCTACACCTGTACCTGCCAATGCAATATTCAAAGTCTTACTTGGAACACCACCTTTGGTTATTCTATTCATATAATCTAAATCAAATTGGTATTTTGTTTCTTTAGTATGATACCATTTAAATCTATCATCAGCGTCATCTATATAATCGTGTCCAATATGTTGGTCAAAAGATACTGCTAATGCGTCTGCTAATATACTAGGTATTGCTTCTGGTGTTCTCTTACTATCTTTCTTATCTAATATTTTAATACCATCTAATACAGCATTATGTACTGCTTTATCTTTACAAAATCTTTCAGTTGTATCTAACAACCATTGTGGATCAGAATCTAATTTAGTTATAGAATTAACATAATCTTTTAATGTATTATGTTCTTCTTCGTTAATATCTTTTCTTTGTGATAGTTCTATTAAGATTGATTCTTTTGTTGGAAGATTATTATATTTCTCTACAAATTTATATACTTCTTTAAATAAAATCTTTTCAGTTCTTAAACCAAAATATTCTTCTTTTAAAAAAGGTAATACTTTTCTAGTATAATCTTCTTGAAAAAAAAGATTATTTAATATAGTTGTTTCTAATCTATCTGAATTATGAAATGACTGCTGTACCATCTTGTAATTGTGTTTCTAAAATTTCTATTAATATATCACCAATATAATCTACAAATTCATTATTGTCAACGTCCAGTATTTCATCTGTAGGATTTACTTTAATAATAAAATCAAACTTCATAGGTAAAGTACCATCAGCATTTTCATCTTTAGCAAATCCACACTTACCATAATGATATATTACACCTTTATACTTTCCTTCTGTAAGTTTTATACAAGAAAAATCATCACCTTCTCTTTGAGCGTAGGTAAATCTTTTACTCTTCTTCTGATCCGTATGTAAATTTTTGTCTTGCGTGTTCATCTATTTTTTCTAATACTTCTTTTGTAAAATACTTTTCTGGATCATCATTGATTGCTTTACCAAATACTTTAGAACCATCAGGCATTTCATATCTTGTTGATACTTTCTTAAAGATACCTGCCTCTTCACCAAGTTGAAGAAGACCATAATACTTATCTAGTCCTCTTTTATATGTTAACTTAACATCAATTTGAGAATTTTCTTTTGTGATTCTTGACTTATATGTTTTGCAATGAATAATATTTCCAACTACTTCTGTACCGATTTTTTCTTTTCGTTTACCTAGATAGATGATTGTTGAGGCAGCGTATTTCAATCCTGAACCGCCACCCATTTCTTTTTGTGGGAACATTGAACCAATGACATCATACGTATGATTGGTCATTAACATAGGAACATTTGCTTGTCCTAGTTTCAATGTTAAAACTCTAAATGTAGATTTGACTATTTGACTTCTAGTCATATCTCTTGTTTCTTTACCTTCTGCTGTATCTGTCATTTCTTTTGTAGTAGATAACATACCTAAACTATCTAATACAAACATCAAAGGTTTTCTTTCAATATCTGGTTGTTGTAAATACTTGTCTAATATTTTTATTGATTGACTTCTAAATTCTTGTACTGTTGATACTGGTACTACTACAACTCTGGAACTATCAACACCTCTTGCCTCTATCATATCTTTTGATACTGCATTTTCTGATTCAAATAAAACAACGCCTGCGTCTTTGTCTTTTTCTAAATAATTTTTTAAAATACCTAATGCAAAAAATGTTTTACCAGTTGCGGCCTCACCTGCAATTGCTGTAATTCTATTGCCTGGCAACCCACCATAAATTGAACCTGAAAGAAGAGCATTAAAAGAATAAGAACCTGTATCTATAAATGAAGTTACATCTCCTGCTGTAATTCCTTCACTTGCTAAACTAGCAAATTCATTTCCTGTTTCTTTAATTATTTCTTTTAGAAAGTCTTTCATATTCGTTCCACTCCTCTTCCGTATAACTTATTGTGTACCATTTGATGTTGTTAATATAACATAATTCTCTAACCGAGTCAAGTTCCGTTGGCAGAAAATTTTGACTAATGTAATCATTATATCTTTTATATACCGTTATTCTCATACATATTTATATAAACGCCTCTAGTGTCCCTAGTCTTGCGTGTTTGAATAAGTCTGTTTTCTCTCCAAAACACCATACATTTTCAATATATGTCATTGCCATAAAGGCATTCAACTCTTCTTTTGTTTTAAATTTTTTAGTACCTTGTGGTCTTTGCATAATCCTCATACCAACCTGACCTAAAAACTTATCTTTAAATCTATCAACTAATTCATCACTTGACCTATATCTAGTACCCTTAATCTTTGGATCCATAATATTAACTAGCATAAATTTTGATTTACTTAAAGTCTTTTCTGCAACTGGAAGATAAAAATTATCTCTCCATTGTTCATACTCATTAAACTTAAACCAAGATTGATTCTCTTCTTTCTCACCACCTTTATTATATTGTTCAGTACTAAAGTAAGGTGGACTTGTAAATGCACAATCTATTTCTGGTAGTTCGTTATAAGGTAAATCTTCTGCACCACAATTCCATATCTTAACAGTTTTGTTTTTAAAGAATTTACTATATTCTTCTATCTGTTTCTGATATATTTTATATGTATTTGGATTGGGATCACAACCATAATAATGTGTTGCCTTACTAGCAAAGAAACCAGCAAGTCTATCTCCCCAACCGCAACTGGTATCTAATACTGTTTCTGCATTGGTCATATCGTATATTGTTTTTGCAACAACTGGTTTAAATTGTGTTGCAATATATGTACCTAATCTTATTGCTTCTCTATAACTATTTGGTGATAAATCTTTACTACTATTAACACCTCTCCATAATGCACCTAAACACTTCCATATATCTTTTGCATTACCATTTTTAAAAACTTCAATTGGTGCTCTAAAACTATAACTTGAACAATTTAATCTCAACTTTTGATGAAAATAATTACTGCATTTATTATATGTTGAAGGAGCGTCAATTACTCCTAAACCATATTTTGAATAAGGATACTTATAGTCATCATATTTTTCAAATACATCTTTATGACTTTGTTCTTTAGGTGTACAAAGTTTACTAGTATCAAATTTACTTAATTGTATTATATTGTTTTTCATATCTTCATATGAAATATGATTTAAAGGAAATTCTGGTCTATATTCAGCAATATATTCTGATAATAGTTCTCTAAATTTTTCTTTACCTATTTCATCTGTCCATCTTTTAAATTGGATAGAATCCATTATAGGTAATCTATTTTCGTCTGCGAATTGTTTAAGGTCTAGGTTTTTCATTGTTCCATAATATTAATAATAACATTGGTATTATAATACATAAAGCTGATAAAGTTAATGCAAGTAATAATGTCATACAAAAAACGGATTCACTTTCTTTAATCTCTTCTCTATGTCTTTAAAATAATTCTTTTCTCTTTCTATCAAGTAATACTTACGACCTTCTAATAACGCCGCTTCTCCAGTAGTACCTGTGCCTGCAAATGGATCCAATACTGTACCATCTTTAGGTGTAACTAACTTAACAAGATATCTCATTAACTCTAATGGTTTAACTGTAGGGTGTTCAGTATCTCCTTTTTCTTTTTTACTTGCCTTATGACAATAAAAATACTTTGCCCACTCTTCTCCTATTCCATCGTGTATAACATTAGCAGGATATCTACCATCTATTTTTTCTCCTGTACCTGTTTTCTTTAAACCTAATTTATAAATTGCCTCTTTATGTTTTTTAGGTTCTCTTCTGTTTTTAGTTGTGTCCCACTCGTATCCAGGTACTCTACTCTCATCTATGTTTAAACTTTTATTAACTCCTTTACGTGCCATTACAATAGGTTCGTGACCAGGTTTTAAATAATTTTTTCTTTTAGGAAATCCACTACCATATATCCAATTAATCATATCAAATATTTCAAACCCAGCGTCTTCTACTGCAACTGCCATTCTATGATAGTTTCTAGTGGCGGCAAAAGATAATAGTACTGCACCTGGTTTCATAACTCTATATACTTCTTTCCAAAAATCTTTATTAAATGCTATATCACCACCATCCCAAGTCTGTCCCATAAATCCTTTGGCTGCTCTATGATAAGGTCCATTGCGTCCTTCTTTCTCATCTTTATTATTAATGCCTTTCTGACCTGGACCAAATCGTTTAAGTATAGACGCCAAATGATATGGTGGATCAGTTACACACGAATCAAACGTATTGTCTTTAACTGTTTTTAAATGTTTTAAACTTTCTTCATTAACTAACATAACTTACCATCACAAATTTAATTAATAATAACATTAAACAAAACTTCCAAAATGATATTTTAGTCATAGCAAATATCTCTCCTACTCTTACAGCAAATACTATAATAGCTAGAAATAATAACTGGTCTATCATCCAAAAAATGCCTCCAAACTTGCTTTCTTTTCGTGTTCCCAACCTATTGAGTTCAATATAAATCTCATAGGGTCTAGGAAAGTTTTCTCAAACTGTACTTCATAATCAATATACTCTTGTAGATTAAATTCTTTTGGTAGTTTAGTTATATAACTAATCACATCAAACTTAAATGGATTTGCTTCTAACAATTTAATAAACTTAATCTTATCTCCTTCTTGAATATAAGGATACTTATTCTGTAATTTAAATTGTTTTATTTGATGATTATAAATCAATGCACCCTTAACGTGTATAGGTGTACCTTTGATAAACACATCTTTACTACTACCATATTTTCTCATATTATTACAAGACCTTGGAAAAGATATTTTCTCAGCAGACATACCCATAAATTCTTTTTTAAAATCTGCAATGAAAGTATGTAAATCACTTTCAGATTTACTCATTATAATTTTAATTGCTTCTTTAATCTTACCTCGGCAGACTTGCGGAGTTGAAGATTTAATCGCTTCTATACCCATAATCTTTAGTTTAGGTTCAGATAATCTCACATCTTCCTCGTCTAATACATTTAACATATATCTTTTTTTCGCAACCCATATACCTTTGTTGGCAATAACTTCACGTGCCATAACCATTGCGTTTTTATATGCGTTAGTATAGTCTGCAACATCTTCAAATTGTTTTGCAATAAAAGGTTCTAATTTATTATCACATACCTTACCTATGAAATCACATATTTGTTGGTCTGTTTTACCCTTACAAGTTTTCTCTACAAGTTTATCTAATGAAACATATATTGAATCTGTATCAGACGCTAGTACATAATCTATTTCACCGTGTGTTTGTAATACTTGATTTAAATATTCATTTACTTTTTGTTCTATAAATCTAATTATAAACTGACCTGCTGTAGTTACAGCACTTGCTTGTGCTATGTCATAGTATCTAAAGTATTGATTACCTATTGCACCATAACAACTATTCAACGCAATCTTTCTTGCCCATTGTACATTGTGGCACCTAGCAATTTCTTTTTTTAATTCTATTGTTGGATTCTTTTGATATTCTTTCTTTGCTTTTAATTCACGTTTCTTATATATCACACGGTCTTTATAAATCTTTTCAATCATTTCAGGTAAAAAACCTTGACTATCATTTTTAAACATTGCACCGTTAGGTGTTATACAAGCACCTTCTGTTTTTAAATAATCTAGGGGTGTCTTCTTATCAAGCATTTTATTCACAGAAACACCAGATGGTTTAACACCTAATATTTTTTCGGGAGAAATATTATATTGTACAATAATATGTGGATAAAGTGAGTTGATATCAAAAGACACCACCCATTTTTGCATACCAAGTCTAGGTTCTTTCACATACGCACCTTCATACTTGGTGTCCTTTATGTGGTCTTCCCTAGGAGGTACACAAATCTTTTTTGTCATCAAGTGGTTTGCGATTAATGTATCCCAAACTCTTACCTGTGAGAATATATCGTTATAGTTTACTTTAGTTTCATATGCAAAGGTTAAAGATAAATCAATTAGACCTAACTTATCTTCTAAACCATCAACTATTTCTACGTCTTGAATATTATACTCTACAAATTTTTGATAATCTTTTGTATAGAAATCTTTAAAAGTATCATATGGATTTTCTATTTTAGTTTCACCTAATTCAGTTTCACCTATATGAGATAATCTATAACTCTCTTGTCTTACTGGTATAAACCATTTGTATAAATCAAGATAATCTAACATTGCAATACCATACAATGAATAATATGTATTAGGTCTGCCTCTTACAATTATTTCTTCTTTATGTATTAAGTTCCAAGGCGACATTCTATTTGCAACTTTGGCACCTGCAATCATTTCAATTCTATTCATTAAATAAGGTAAGTCAAAGAATTTAGTATTCCAACCTGTAATAACATCTGGATAATTCTTTAACCAAAATTTCATAAACTCCATTATTAAATGTCTTTCATCTGTACATTTAATATAAGTTACATCTGTACGTAAAGTTTTAAACTCACCAACACCCCACGTTATAATTTGTTTGTTTGTTTGATTCTTAACTGTAATACATAATAGTTCTTCAATTGGATTATTTACTTCTGGAAATCCATTTTCACAGGTACATTCTATATCTAATGTAAATATTTTAATTAAGTCTTTTGACCACTTAACTTGTTTTGGATACTCTTCATTGATGTATTGATAATGAAATCTATCAAGTCCATAGACAGGTGCATTTTGAGTAGCAACATCACGTTTAAATCTACGAGCAGAATCAATAGATGAAAAAGTAATTGGTCTTAAATTATGTCCTTGTAATGATTTAAATTGTTCTTGTAGTTGTGATACTGAATATAATGTAGGTGAAAAATTAATCTTCTCTTTAAACTCTTTGCTATCTCTTACACCTCTAACAAGGAGTTTGCCTTTATATTCTATTACATTTTTATAAAAGTTCATCTGGTCTCAAATGGAGTATTAAACCATCAAGGTCTTTAGTAAGTTTTATTTGACAACTTAATCTACTTTGATTTGGTTTATATCCTTTTTCATATTCTAATTGTGCTTCTTCTATTGAAGAGTCTACTGGTTTTGGTACTTTGTCTATCCACTTTTCATCTACATATACGTGGCACGTACAACACATACAATTACCGCCACAATCGGCAGGAATTTCTGGTATACTTACGTGTGATTCAAATTTCGCCGCCTCCATTGCTGTCAATCCTTCTCTGGATTGAACACGAATTTTGGATCCGTTTCTTACAAAATAAACATCTATCACTTTTTATCTAATGTAGGCAAACCTGTTTCAGTTATTAACTGTTTATTAGGTGTTACAATAGATGAAGTGGTATTTGTATAACTTGTTTGTATTTGTTTTTTTGCTTTTGATATTGATATTACCAAATTTTTGTTAATGTCAATCGTTTCTCCTTCTGAATATGGAGCGTAAGGTGTCATCATTAACTGCACAGGTTTACCTGGAGCTGATTGTGTTGGTATGATAACGTATCCTTTTTTGATTGTAACTTTTTCTGAACCTTCGGTAATGTGACCGATAACATCTTCTCCTGTCATCAATCTACATATTAAGATATCACTTGCCATTATATTTCTCCTTGATTATAATATACATCAATTTTGTTTAATTGTCAATGCTAGTCCTAGGTATAAATGGTGAATAACCTAACTCTTCTGCTTTTTGGTCGTCTTCTCCGACAATTGCTTTGACTTCTGGAACATAATGCTTTAACATATCTTCTACACCTTGATGTAATGTTTGTTTAGACATTGCACAACCAGAACAACTACCTGCTAGTTCTAATTTTGCTACACCTAAATCCATATCAAAGTCCAGATAATTTATAAACCCACCGTGTTGAGCAACAGCAGGTGCTACTTTATCTTCCAAGATAAATTTAATATCTTTTGCTATCTCTTCTTTACTTCGTAATTGGTTGTCTGTCATCTAAACTATACTTTGTTGTTATTATATATTTTCTATTTGGATTTACCATTACATTAAACCTATTCATTGTTTCTCTATCAAATAATATTTTTGATTTTTCATCCCTATCGTCTAATGTAAATTCTACTTCTTTGTAATAACCACCTGCAAATTCTACGTCAAGTTTTATTACTATTCTTTCTTCTTTATAATCTCTTAATCCACCAACATTAATTGTTTGCTTACGTATGATATCGTTTGTAAGTGTTTTACCTTCTAATGACCAAGTAACTTTACCACCACTAGTTTTCATTTTATCTGCGTGTATAACAGAATTACCAGAGTTACCTGTATCAAACTTACCTACTATACGTCCAAATGGATGTATATGTACAACTTCTTTATAACCACACATACTAGGAACTTTTTTCCAGTTATCTCTATCTTCAAAATATTGTACTATTTCTTTACTTAAATTTCTTTTTGTTGCTTCTTCTATACCTTCTGTACCTGGTGAAGAGTTAACTTCAATAACAAATGGTGGTTCTTTTACTCTATCTGCTGACGGTATAAAGTCTACTGCAACCCATTGACCATCTACTGCCTTAGCAGCTTTTAAACTTTCTTCTGTTTCTATTTTTGTTAATTTTAATTCTTCTACTTCTGCACCTCTTGATACATTACTCCTAAAATCTCCTGGTACAACTTTTCTTTTCATAGCAGCAAATACTTTACCTTGTAATACTAAAACTCTAGCATCCCATTTAGTTTTTATATATTGCTGTAATAGTATATCAGAATCCTCATCTTGTTTATTAAGTAATTGTACAATTGAATCTAAAGATTTTTCTGATTCAATAAACAAGACACCAACTCCTTTTGATCCTCTTAATGTCTTTAAGATAACAGGAAACTTTTCTTCTAAACTTTCAAAAGATTCTATTGAATTTTCTGGATCAGTTACTAATACTGATTTAGGTTGTCTAATACCATAGTCTGCTAATCTTAATGAAGTTCTATATTTGTCGGCACACATACTAACACATTCTCTACTGTTAACTACAAACACTTGGTGTTTTTCTAATCTTGATACCAAGTCCATCCAACTATCTCTACGTACTACTGAACCTCTTATAATAGCAACTGTATCTTTTGCTGATACTCTAAATCCTTTTTTATCATCTTGATTATGGAAATACAATTCTCCATCATCTTCAACAGTTACATAACCACCTGTGTTTCTATAGATATATGCCTTATGACCAAGCTTATCTGCTTGTTTCATTAAGTTTTTTGCTGTATGAAAGTTTAAATCATTTTCAGGTTCATCTGATATAATGATTAATCTATATGATCCAGAAGTTTTTGCTTCTGTTATGTAATCTTTAAAATTTGGTATCTGCATTTATTCATCGCTCATTGGACTAGTTGTAGCTGTTTCAGGTTTCTTTTCCTTCTTGTCGTCCACTTTCTTCCCTATGTTATATTTAGCAGATAATGTCCATTCTTTCTTCTCTTTAAATGGTAATACTTTTATCTGACTTAACGGTGCTTTATCTTCCGTTGCCTCTTTTTTAACTATATCAATTAAGTTCCAATCTTGTAATAATAAAGATATGGTATTCCTTCTTTGAATATCGTTTGATGTTAATGTAGATTTTTTACCGTCTAATGCAAATAGTTCCTTGAAATGGACTATGTAATATTTACCTTGTTTGTGTAGTATATGACACGATTGATAAAGTGTCTTATCTTTTCTACTTGCTACACCAATTCTTGTTAATGTTTCCCTGACTTTTAGAAAGTCATCAGGTTGTTTGATGGTCACTTCTAGCATATCGCTAGCCGACCAACTAATAATATCTTCGCTCATTTAAACTTTCTCCCACCTTGTATAAGTTTAGTTTTAATAATTTCAATTTGGTCGTCTGTAAGTATGTTGAGAGCTTCCTTCGCCTTTGTATTGCTATAACCATAATAACGTTTTACAATGTCTAGGTTCTTCAACTTGGTTTGTGATAACCACTTACCTCCAAATCGCCTTTTCTTTCGTATACTATTTATGAAATAATGAAATTGCATACGCTTTGGTAGGAAATGCAATCCGTTCATTTCATTGCTATGCATTATGGTATCATAGAACATAGATAGACAACGGTTAATTACAAATGGTGGGTACTTCTTTTCCCAGGTTGGGTCGGGTGTGTCTAATAAGTTCTCTTTTGATTCATTAATTGCTTTAAGGTAATCTTTTAGTTCGTACATAATTTGTGCTGTATTGTTTCAATAACATTTTTTCTTTGCCTTCAATGTCTGTTAATTTTTTAACTGCTGGTTGTTTTCTAGGTATTTCATATCTAACATCTCCATTATTCATATGTCCTGTGTTATATCTAAATCCTTTATCTACTTTATATAATGCGGATTCATTACTTGCTGTTGTTGGGCACTCTACAATATGATATCCGTTCATACATTTTTTAATTTGATTTAATTTAAGAGTAAAACAATCTTTTGTTACATAACGAGTTTGAGTTTTAACTTCAACCTTTTCGCCGTCTACTAATAAATCTTTATGTCTATCAAAAGGATCAATAGAGTGTTCTACCATATTACCTGCCCTAGAATAGTAATTACTTACTATCTTTTCACCTATTTGACCAAGTACTGCTTTTCTATCCATCATTTATATCTACCTCTATATTAGTTCTACCAATCAATCCTAAAACTACAACTCTATGTCTTCCATCAACTACGAAATACTTATCTTTATCTTTAGTACAAGTTATTGGTTTAAATTTAGTAGGATCAAAATTTTTTATAATCCTGTCTATATTATCTATAGATAATGCTGATTGTTTAGATTTATCCATCCATAATTTAGACAATGGTATTTCTTGTTGACCTTTAGGAAACTTTGGATTCTTATCCCAACCTCTTTTATAATATAAGTTAGAAGTTTCTGGTAAAATATTATTGTCCCAACCCTTTTTAATAGCTGGTAAATATTTTCTTTGTACTTCTTGAATTAGATGTATCATACTTTTTAAATTCATTTACTTTCCAAATAATAATAATTACATCCTTCACCGTGAGCGCCGTAAAGAGAATCATATATTTTATGTTTAACATTAAAATAATCTTTAATGCGATTGGTAAATACAGACTCACTATATCCAAATACAGGCATAGTTAAATCTTTATTTACAGCAAAAATAGGATTAGGTGTATCATCATCCTTATTGAAAACTCTAATAAACATTTTACCTGAAGGTTTTAATATTCTATGATACTCTTTTATAATTGATATAGTATCTTGTGGATAATTTACGTGTAAAGCACCAGCGTCAATAAGAAAATCAAAACTATTTGATTCAATCTTATCTAATTTTCTTATATCTCCAGTAAGAAATTTTCCTTTTGGTAAACGCTTTTGAGTTCTTTCTATAACCGTTTGTGAAAAATCTACACCTGTTACCTCAAACCCCTCATTTATAAGATATTCAGAATTTCTGCCATCTGCACATCCACAATCCAAAACCTTTAGATTTTTTTCAAAATTATAATACTTTATAAAATCAACAACGTGGTCATCTTGTAATTTTTTCGTATGTTTATTAAAATCCCAAGGTCCACCATAAGGGTGTTGTTTAAAAAATTTATCCCATTCTTCAACTAAACTTTTCATTAACTAAATGCTCCAAAAAAATTAGGATTATTAAAAGTCATATACACTACAAATATTATATACATCAATAAAAATACATACAACATTAACATATATTTCATTTGAATTTACAGTTTGCCATTACTTCTGTTAAACAAGCGACCATATTAATCTCTTGGTCTGCTACAAAAGCGGATTTATATTGATATCCTGCAATAACTAAAACTGCTTGTGGGATAGATTGTGGTTGTAAATGTTTATATAATATCTCATATACAGTTGAAAACAATGATGATGGTTCTTTATCTAGGTTTTGAATAACCCATTTTCTCATATCATTAAATCTTTTTTCTTTTAAGACTTTGACAAGTTCTTTTGTATCTGCTTCAGTTATACTGAATAATATACCACTATCAATTTTACCTCTTACTGAATATCGTTGAAGTTCGTTAATAGTTCTTCTAAAATCTGGAAAATGTTTTTGTATTAATTCTGCAAGTACTTTTTTATCATACTCTATTTTTTCTTCTTCTAATATATTACATAATCTAATCATAAATGCTGTCGCTGTCTTAACTTTTTGACCATTGTTAATCGCAAAATCAATAACAGTACAACGACTATGTAATGCTGGTAATATTTTATTCTTATAATTACAAGTAAAGATAAATCTACAATTCTTATAAAATGTTTCTATGAAATTTCTTAATGCAGGTTGAACACTCTCAGCGTTCATATAATCTGCTTCATCAACTATAACAACTTTATGACCTGTGCCTTCAAAAGATACAGTTGACGCAAAATTTTTAATCTTATTTCGGAGAGTATCTATTTGACGACCTTCATCTGATCCATTAATGATAATGTAATCAGCACCTAACTCTTCACATAAAGCACGTGCTACAGTAGTCTTACCTGTACCTGCCGTACCTGATAGTAATAGGTTTGGGATTTCTTTTTGTTTTACAAATTGCTTAAAAGTTTCTTTTAATTCACTTGTTAAAATACAATCGTCAATTGCTCTAGGTCGGTATTTCTCAACCCATAAGTTGTTTGCCATAATATACTCATCATTTAAAATTCAGAATCAGGTTCTAATGCTATCCAATATTGTACTGGTTTATTTCTATTTACAAAATGACTTATTCTTTGTTTAGAAATCGCAATATCATAATCATCTGGTATTATTTTCAAGTTTTCTGCTTTGAAATATGCTACAAACTCTTTATCAGTTGTGCCTACTACAGCAGAATAATCATTTGAAGATTTATTTTTCTTATCAGTTGCAATCATTGTAATGTTTTTACCATCACCTTTTACTGCAATGTCTGGTAAGTTTAATGTAACTATACCTTTTTGTAAATCTGCAAATTGTGTTTTCTTTAATGTAAAGGTTACATACTTATCAGGCATATTAATCGTTTTAGTTGGTGCAACTATTACTGATTTATCTGCAAAGAAATATTTAACTGATTGTCTTGAATTGGCGTCTTTAATAACCAATTTGTTGGTTCCATTAAATTGAATATCTGATTTATTAAATAACTCAATTGCTCGTAGAAATTCTGGTAAATCGTATATCGCAAATTCTTGCTCAAATTTTGTATCTATATCTGCTTCGGCAAGAATATTCTTTAAAGTAGATATAGTCTTCAATTGCTTTCCTGGTTTTACTAATATGTTCTTATTAATATCAGCAAAATTTTTTAGAATAGCAACTGTATTGTTTGATAGGTTCATTTCATTTCCTCATTATTTAATCATTATAAATTATTTAAAACGTTAGAAGGAGAAGATTGTCCATATGGATCATCATCACTTCCATTATCATTGATTCCAGGTTCTTCAAACCATTGTTCAACTTTTAAATCGTTAACTACAGCGGCATATCTCCAAGACCTCATACCAAAACCTTTATCAGTTTTGTTAATCAACATACCTAAACGTCTAGTAAAGTGTCCGTTTCCATCTGCAATAGGTTTAACGTTCTTAATTTTCCAGTCAGCAAACCAAGCATTCATAACATAAGTATCGTTTACTGATATACAATAAACCTCATCTATGCCTTTATCTTTAAACTCTTGGAATCTTTTTTCGTATTCTGGTAATTGTTTAGCTGAACACGTTGGTGTAAATGCACCAGGTAAAGAGAATATAACAACTTTCTTTCCTTTGAAATAATAATCAGTAGTTCTATCTACCCATTTACCATCTTCAAAAGAACATCCGCCGTCAATTAACTCGTCACCTTCTCTTGTTTTAAATGTAACATTTGGCACGTGCCAATAATCTAATTTACTCATAATGACTCATAATATAATATTTTGTTTAAAATGTCAATCCTGGTTGTCTATCAGTTCGCAAGTTATTTCGTCTGCTTGTAATCCTGCTTCTTTATCATATACCCACACATAGGAAAAGTGAACCTGGTCACCTTTTTCCACGCATTTCTTACCAAATGATAGTTTAGGATTTTGTACACAACTGACAAGAATCAAACTCATTAACACTATTAATATTTTATTCATAATTTCCTTTATATTATATACTATATCTATTTATAAGTCAATGCTAGGCCAAAAAAAATAGCGGCGAGTTTCCCCGCCACTATCTATACGTTATTACTTAACGTCTATTGTTTTTAACTTCATTTCTTCTGGAACAATCTTCTCCATAGAAACTTTTAAAAGACCATCTTTCAATTCTGCACCTTTGACTTTTACATCATTAGCGATTGTGAAAGACCTTTTGAAGTATCTTTTAGATATACCTTTATGTATTACTTCACCATCTTCCTTTTTAGAAGATTCTTTATCTTCTTTTTTAGTTTCAATGGTAAGCATACCGTTCTCAACCTCAACGTTAATGTCTTTTTTATTGAATCCTGCTAATGCAACTTCAATATCGTAAGTGTTCTTACCAGACTTAACTATATTGTATGGTGGATAAGACGGTTGTATATCATTAATAAAATCGTCATCCCACATTGAACCGAAATGGTCAAAGATAGAATCAAATCCTACTGATACTGGTCTTAATCTGTTAAAAATAGATAATGCTTTATTGGTCATATTAACCTCCTTTATTAAGCAAAGTTATCGTTTATTATATGAGTCCCTTAATGGCAACTCACTACTACTTATATAAGTACTATTTTCCAAATTACAAGTAGTTATGGTAGTTTTTTGAGTTATAGACTTCAAAACTACCAAAAATAGTCTGCTACTTTAGTTCTTTTTGGGGTGTTGAACGAAGCGCAAATGCTAAACAAACACATCAGGTTAAGGCTACCGCTCCTGAATAACTAAATTCAATGAGGTTTTGTTATAGTAGACCTCAAACTACTACCAGTTTTCATATTTAAAATATGTAGGACTGGCTACCTTCCACGCCCCAGGACTTATGAATTGCCTGGTATAATATATTTATGTTATCAAAGCACAGGCGTTGGAAATCTTTACATCCTTGATTCTCTTAATTTCTGTTGCTTTTTGTAATTCTTTATACCTTCTTTTTTCTTTTCTCTTTTAATTTCAGATGGTTTTCTGTAGTATTGTTTTAATCTATATTCTTTTAATATACCAGCTTTAAGTACTTTCTTTTTAAGTACTCTCATAGCTTTCTCTACATTACCGTGTCTTACTTCAACTGTTATCGCCACGTTCTTTTACCCTCCTCTCCGCTTCTTTAATAATTTTGTGTGTATCAGATACACTATTCTCTTGCCAACCTTCAGCTCTAATTTTGTCCATTTCTTTTCTAACATATTCCTGGTGTCTAGACTCTTTCATACCAAGTGCTAATTCTTCTTTTTGAGATTCTAATGTTTCAACCTTTTTATTTAATTGCATTTTTATTTGGTCTTCAGGTGAATATATATTAGTAAGTTTATTATCTTCCAAGATTTTTATAACGTCTTTTGTTTTTTGTTTTATCATATCGTCCAATGTATAAATCCAATTAATGTTAAAAAACCTAATGTTCCACCTAGTACAGCAGAACCAAAGATTGTAAAATCAATTGTACTTTTTATTACTCTTTTTACCATATCTTAATTAAAATAATTGTTTGTAATATAACAACAACAATTGGAACAATAGTTCTAACTAATTCCATTGTGTGATTATACTCATCTAATTTTCTTTCTAATTTATTTCTTTTAGATGTACTGTTCATATATTCTGTATAAAAATCCTTCATAGTTCCTTTCTAGTGTTTTAGTGAAGCGGAGCACTACCTCCGCTTCAGGACTTACACTATGATTGAGAGGTTTTAGATATGAGCTGATGTATCATTATCTGATTCATCTTTCTCATCTTCTGACTCACTCTCTTCGTCTTTCACTTGTTGAGCAACTTCAGCTTTTCTTTGGTCTTCAGCAATTGATTCTGCTGTAGCACCTCCGTCAACTTTTTGGTATAACTCTACAAATGAATTCTTTGTATCTTCATCAAATCTATTAGTACATACTTCAATAGCTTTTAACTTATCTTTAAAGATAGTAAATGCTTGAACAATGTGGACTAATCTTCTTGTTGAGATAATCTCATCTACGCCTCCGTCAAAGAAAGTTTTTCTTATAACGTCTGCCCAAGTGACTAACTTTTTACAAAACGATTGGTCTTTTTTACCGTTTTTTTCAAGAGTCTTAATCAAGATTTTTTCTTCTATCTTAACACTTGGATATTTCTGTTCAAATGTAATCGGAAATCTTTCTAAAAATGCTTCGTTAAGCACGTTAGTTCCGATAAATTTTCCGTCTTCACTACCTTGTCCTTTAGTATTAGCAGTAGCAATCACGTTAAATCCTTCGGCAGGTTTCACGAATTTATTAATCTTTTTAACAAAGATTCCTGAACCTTCAAGAATTGGTTGTAAACACATTATCTTATTACTTGCAAGGTCTATCTCATCAAGTAAAAGAATTGCGCCTCTTTCCATTGCTTCTATAACAGGTCCGTTTTGCCAAACAGTTTGTCCTTCTCTTAATCTATAACCGCCGAGCAAGTCATCTTCGTCTGTTTCAATTGTTATATTGACTCTAATCAATTCACGTCTGTTTTCGGCACAAGCTTGGGTAACTCCCATAGTCTTACCGTTTCCCGAAAGTCCTGTAATAAAAACAGGATAAAACATTCTGGATTTGACGATTGATTTTACGTCTGGATAATTACCAAATGATACGAATACTGAATCTTTTTTAGGAACAATATCGCCAGTCAAAGAAGAAACAATATACGCTGCTTCATTTACTTTATTATCTTTAACGGTTTCAGTTTTAGAAACTTTAGTTTCTTCTGAAACATTATCATCTATGTTTGGTAATTTAAATAAACCTCTATCTACACGATATTGTTTATTTTTTGTTAACCATTGTGGTTCGTACTTATGCCCAAATTCTTTATTGGCACGTACTAAATCAGCAAGTGTTAACTCAACTTTGTTTGGAAACAACTTCTTAGCGTGTTTAACAAAGTCTATTTGTTTCTGATTTAACATAGTGTTTTCACGTCCTTTCATCATTATATTATAAGTATATTATACAGGAAATTTTTAGAAAAGTCAATATATAAAATACCCTTATTTTTCAATGTTTTTTTCATCATTTAAGCGACCTCCGCTATAAATTTGTTTAAAACTACTCTTGAAACTAGTCGATTCTTCATACTTCTACCGAAGATTCTCTTTAACTCAGCACCAGTTCCTTTTTTAACTGTTGCGTCTTGTAGATTAAAATTCTGTACTTTCATTTTCTTACCGTTCAGTAAAAAATACTTATCATATCCTTTTGATTTTACTGTAGCGGCATTATCAACTCTAAAATCTTTTTGTATTTTAAGTCTTAATTTTTCTTTGTGGTCGTAATCTCTATAATCACCGATAAATCTATCTAAATCCCAACGTCTAATTCTCTTCATAACATAGAAACCGATTATTGTAGGATCATAATCTTTTTTAATTATATCTAATAATGTTTCGGTCATAGCACTACCGTACCAACCGTCTACTAAAACTATTTTTCTATTCTTATGTGTAATAACTATTTTAGAATCATAACTACAACTTTGTTTAATATAGTTATGTCCTTTTTTCTTAGCGTCTGCTATATCTAATTCGTCAATTCTTCTAGTAGGTTTATCTGGTATAGGTACTATCTGATTATGTCTGAAACCGTTGGCACCTCCGTCAGTTAAAGTAATAAAAGTAAGTTTTTCAACTTTATATTTCTTTAAAAATTCTGGTACTAGTGAATTACATACTAACAATGCTTCATTTAAAGGAGTATTTCCTAACCAATATTTGTCTGGCATTTGATAATTATTTCCTTTTGGATACTCATCTACATCACCGAATCTATTCCATCTATAATCATATGATGTTGCCATATGGAATAAGTATAATAATGATTCTTCAAATTCATTTTTTTTCATTCTATGACTAACACAATTTACTAATTTAAATTCATCAAAAACAAAGTCACCGTGTTTGTACTTCCAATAAGGTATTTCTTTTTCTGATTTATCTCTTTCACTAGTGAAAAAATATACTTCAAATGGTATATTAACTTTTCTAACAAATTCAACTAGGTTAATTAATTGAGCAATAGTATCAGAAATACAATCACTCATACTACCTGACCAATCTAATAACATTATCATACCGTGGTTTTTACCGTCAGGTACAATAGTTATTCTCTTAAATATATCTTCACTAAATTTGTAATTTTTTAATTTTAAAGGATCAATAATTCCTGTTTTATCAGTACTTGCTCTCTTGTAAGCACTAGCAGCTTTTTTCATTTCAAATTCTTTAACAAGATACATAACTGTCTTCTTGTTTTCAGTTCTAAATTTTTTAAACTTATCTAATAACCATCTTCTATATTCAGTTGTACCTGTTGGATAATCATTTAATGCTTTATTAATGTGTGTTCTAAAATCATTTAAAAATTCTTTATATGATACTAAAACTTGACTATAATTTGGTGTTGGTAATGTACCGTATACATAAGAAGTTTTTTTATCTAACAACTGTTCTTTTTTCTCTTCAAAGAAATCGTTTGTAATTGCTTTAAGTTTTTTCTGAGCAGGGTCTCCTCCAGCACCTTTGGCGTGTTGAGTTGGTGATAGTGATTTTTTATCTTCTTCTTTTTCTTTATCTTTTAAATCATTATCTGTTCCTTTTTCTTCTGAATCTCTTTTATCATTTTTTTCATCTTGTTCATCTGAATTCTCATCTGATTTAACATCTTGTTTTTTACTATCTTCTGGATCTTCTCCGTCTTCATCTGATAAATCATAATTTTTAATTAATGGGTGGTCATCAAAATCTGGTAATTTCTTTATATCTTCAACTTGTTTTTTCTGCCAATTCAACATTTCTTTAGCAACTCTAACAACGTCAGCAAAAGTTTTGATGGCGTCAACTTTTGCTAACCAATTGTTGTTATCGGGAGTAAATATGAATGGAATTCTTTGACTTGATTTACTTCTTAAATTAATCTTATCAATTAACATAAGGTCTTTATTTAAATCTTTGTTATTCATACCAAAGAAGTTTTGTTTTTCTAATATATCAAATCCGTTGATATAATTTTTAACAACTCCTGGGTATTTCTTTTGAATTTTTTTGTCTATTCTAGTATCTTCTAATACGTTAACGTAAGTTCTTAACTCATCATCATCTTGAATTTTTTTCCATCCGTCTTCTGGAGTAAATAATGCGTGGGCACATTCGTGAGCAATTAACATATCATAAACATCACCGTGTGATTCTTTAAATATAGGAAGAGTTAATACACGAGTCTTTGTGTTAAAACTTGCTGTTGATACAGCGTTATGTTGTATGATTATATTTTCTGTTGCAAGTAATTTAGCTAATTGACTTTTTGTGTCTAAATTAATTGTAGTGCTTTTTTTCATAGTATGTATATATAATACAGGAAAAAATCGGGAAAGTCAAGTGTTAATTTCCCCTTATTTTATGCGACTTTTAGACGATTCTATTTCTGGAATATGAAAACTGGCTCATATTTTGCACCAGATTCTTGCGAGGATAACTGTAATTTATAGGTATCCGTGTGTGTAAATCCTTCTTCTACAGCGATTCGTACTGTATCATCTTCAAAGGTTTTATGTGATTTAATGTTTGCTACATTTAAACCCATATACTTATCTTTCTTTAATCCTTTATATGCATTTTGTATAGTCTTTCTTAAAAAGCCATTGTTCCACTCTTCATTACCACTATATTGATTAAATGATTGTCCTTCTTCTTCACCATATTGTTCCCAATTGAAATAAGGTGGACTTGTAAATGCAAAATCTAAACTATCTTCTTTTGGTTCAAATACTTCACTACCACACTTGTTTAAGAAATAGTGTCTATTATCTCTACCAAAATCTTCTTTAATTTGTTGTAGTCCTTTAAATGTTAATTCTGCTGGATCAGTACCAACATAATTAATATCTGATATAATTGCACCTAATATACGTCCACCATATCCCATTGACATATCCCATACCATAGCACCTGGATGGGCAAAGTGTGAATATAAACACGCCGCTGCTGTGGGTCTAAAATTAGATACACATTGAGTTCCTGTATATCTTCTTAATAAAGACCTCATTACACTTTCTGATTTATGTTTTGATTCAGGAGATATTTCAGTTATTTCACCTTCTAAATTACTTGCGATAGGCATTAAAGTATCTACTGATTGTTTACCAAAAAAACTACCTGTTAATAACTTACGTATACCTTTTTTAAAGTGTTCTTCACTTTCATATATCTCCATAGGAGTTCTCATTTTACCACAACGTATACCAAAACTATGTGGCATATACGACCAAGCTAAAGATAATCCTGTCTGATTCGGTTTAATAACTTTGTCTTGCGTTAATAGACCTTTAAAGTCTGTAGATTGTAATGTTTTAAACTGTGCTTCTCTATACTGTTTATCTGTAGCATAATATGGAAATCCTCTCTTCTTCCAATACTCATATATCATATCAATATTAGAATTTAATTCTTCTTCGTTTTGAACAACACCTTTTAGATTGCCCTTACTTGTAATAAGTTCATCACCTGTTGTTTCTACACCAAACGCTTCTAATGCATTTCTTGTATCAGTTTTATTTGTTAGTTTCTTCATATTTGCCGTGTCTAGCTTCCATTTGCTTTTGCCAGATTTTAAACTGTTTCTTTGCTTTTTCTTCTGCTCTTTTTAATTTAAATTTACTTACGTGTTCAGTAAAATTTCTACCTAACATATGTTCATATTCGTGTTGGAATATTCTACTTATCATACCATCTAAATTACCTTCTTTTAAATCACCATTTTCATCTGTATATTTTACTACACATTTTCTAGGTCTTTTGATACTTAAAAATAAGAAAGGATATGTTAAACAACCTTCTTTCATCATTATAGTTTCTTCACTTGTACTAACTATCATAGGATTAAAACAAGCCATTTTTAAACCATTTTCTAATGATAAATGATTACCTAATACAAACATATTAAATGGTAACCCTACTTGATTAGCAGATAAACCTATACCACCATATCTTGCCATTGATTTAAACATTTCTTCTGACAGTTCTTTTCTATCTTTAAAATCGTGTTCCTTTAACATATCATCTGTAAAGGGTGCTATAGCTGACCTAACTTTAGGATCGCTAGGTGGTAGCAATTTTAAAAGTCTTTCTACTTCCATTCCTTGTTTTTCTGCTTCTTCTTTTGTAATTACTTTAACCATTATATCCTATCTAGTACTGTAAAGTTTTGGTCTTTTTTGTACTTAATTATGTTTGTAAATTTATCAAATAATATATCACCTTTATGTGAAATAATAAAGACATTTTCGTTTGATAATTTCTGTACTATTTTAAAGAAATCATCTGTACCTGCAAGGTCTAAACTTGAATCAAATATCTCATCTAGTATTAATAGATTTGTATTAGTAGAGTTTTTAAGTTTAGCTATATCTCTCCAAGTAAATAACAATGCTAAATCTATTCTCATTTTTTCACCTTCACTAAAGTTATTATAATTAAATGTATCTCTATATCTACTCTTAACTGTTTCATTAAACTCTTCATCTAAATGAAATGATACATAAAACTCCATTGCTTGTAGATACTTATTAATCAATTGATTCATTATAGGTATATACTTCTTAATTATTTGTGCCTTAGCGCCTTTGTCATTTAATACTTGTCTTAATACATCTTGATACATTTTCTCTTCAACAATTTTATCTAATTCTATTTTACAATGTCTTAATTGGTCTTTCATTTCATCTAATTGTTTTCTAATATTTGCTATATCTTCTTCTTTATTTGAAAATACTTTTAAATCTTCTTCTATATTATCACTTTGATTTTTAAGACCTTCTAATGATGTATTTACTTTTGATAAATCAACACTTAAATTATAAATCTTATCTGCTACTTTATCATATTCATTTATTTTTTCACCCATATTTACAAGTTCTTTTAATAACTTTTCCATACCATCTTGTAAAGTATTAATCTTATTTTTCTCTTCATTACATTTTTGATGTTTAAATTCTGTAGATAGTGGTTGTGTACAAGTTGGACACACATCATTTTCTTCAAAAAATTTTAAAGACTTCTTATGTCTTTCTAAATTAGTTTCAATCTTCGCTTCTATCTTGGATAATTGCTTTGATTTATCATCAACTATATGTCTATCCTGTATGCAATCTTTTGCCGAATCTATCTCTTTATTGAGTTGTGCTACCTTGTTCTCATATTCTAGTCTATCCTTGGTATTCTTCTCAAGCACCCTATTTTTATGCGTTTGGACGTCTATATCCTTATGGAGAAGAGTATCCAAGTACTTAGCTTCAGTCTGGTACTTGGTTTCTATAAGCTCACATTGATGTCTGGTTTCTGTTATTTTATTCTGTAATTCTCTTTGTTGACCACTCAATATAGTATCCATTCTACTAAAGGCTCTTATGTCTAAAATCTCTTCAACGACCTCTCTTCTGAAACTTGCTCTCATTTTCATAAATGGCATATAAGAAGAAGACCCTAATAATACTACTTGACAAAACGACCTATAGTTGCACCTCATAATATTGTTTTCAAGATACTTTTGATAATCAATTGCGCTTGCGTCTTGACTCATTAATTGTCCATCACAATGTATTTCAAAGATGTTTGGTTTAACACCTCTTATAACTTTATACTCTTTTGGTCCTACATTAAATTCTAACTCAACCTCACAACCACCATTGTTAATAGTATTAACCATTTGGTCTTTTTTAATAATACGAAATGGTCTATTGAATAAAGCAAAACATAATGCGTCTAACAAAGTAGACTTACCACTTCCGTTTGCTCCTATGACTAATGTTAATTGTGATTTTCTTAAATCTACTTCTATTGGTACATTACCTGTAGATAAAAAATTCTTATAAGATATTCTCTTAAACTGTATCATAATATAAAACTAAAAATTATTTTCTATCTTTGCCTAATCCGACATAATCTCCAGTTATTTTACCTTTGCGTCCTAATCCAACATATGGTTCTGCACCTTCAGTTTTCAAATACGTTGTTTTTTGATTAGGTGGATTCATATAACAATTTCCAGATACACTTATCCTTTCTCCTTTAGTTGTATAAGGTAATACTTCGTGTCTTAATTGCGCTGGAAATATCCACATATATCCTACTATTGGTTCATATTTGTATGAGTGTTCTGCCCATTTTGGTGCTTGATTTTCACCATAATGAAAACCTATAACTCCAGGACCTAAACCAGTTCCTTTAAATGATTCTCTTTCTTCTTTTATGTCTGGTGTTTTTAAATATATAACCCAAGAAAATTGTCCACCGTGAGAGTGTTGAGGATTATATTCACGTTCTTTCATAAAATTAATCCATAAATCCATTAACGTATATGCTTTTGAAAATTGTCTTTCATCATATGGTTGTCCAACAAATCTACAATGTCCTTCAACATATTCATCTATATATGGTTGAAAGTGTCTTATGTACCACTCTTTATCTTCATTACTATAACGTCTTTGGTCACTTAATAATCCTGCTAATCTACTATTTCCTGAACCTTGTGGTGCTTCTTTACCTCTTTTTAAAAGTCCATCTAATAATGCTTGATGTACTTTAAAATAAGCAACATATGGACCAAAATTTAAATGTCCTTCTGTTTCTATTTTAGTAGGTACTGGATCAGCTGGATCATAATTTTTATCTTTGTCAAAGTTATATGAATATTGGTCTTGATTTCCTTGAAACTGCGACCTATTAATACTTTCTACCATTTCTTGCATTTTCTTTTCGTCTATACTCATTGATTTACCTCGCTATATAATTCTTTAGTATACTCTTTTAATTTATTTTTGTCAAGGTCTGTATCAAGTTGGTCTATATACTTGCCCAAAAATGTAAGTGTATCTTCACCTTGTTCTATTAAATCTTCTTTTACACTAGCAGTTACATCACTAGTATCCTCAAATATATTTAGTTCATATATGTTTAATGTACTATACAACCTATTGATAAACTTATCATACATATCTTCATCTGTTTTTTGAGATATAAACAGTTTGATATAACTGTTATCAAATCTTGATATGTCTAACGTATTATAATCGTGTTGTGTATCATCATATACTATCTTTTTAAATATTCTTATAGGGTTAGGTACTCTAGTTAACTCTCTTGTTTCCGTATCAAAAATATGGAACCCCTTTGGATCTTTATAATCGTTCCAAGTAATTTCATATTGTGTTCCTAAATAATATATCTGACCATCATCTGATTTTTTATGAAAGTGTCCTGATAAAACTTTTTCAAATCTATGAAACATTGACCTATCTAAACCTTGTTCGTTCATATGTCCTCTATGCATTTCAAAACCTTTTACTTCTAAATGACCCATACATATTTCAGCATTTGAATTTTCAATAGCATATAAAGACTCTTCATACGTATCATCACATATCCAAGGCATAAACAATATAGGCAATCCATCAAAGGTAACTTCTTTTGGACTCGCATATATCCAAGGTTCATTTTGACCATCATACGTTGTACATAATTCAGTAATTGCATTTACTTTATTTGTATTCTTATAATAAGTATCGTGGTTACCTAATATAATATGTGTATCAATCTTTTCTTCCCAAAGTCTTTTCATAATCTTTTGACGGAAGAAATTAGCAGTCTTATAGTTTATAAATTTACGTCTATCAACTACATCACCTAAATGTATTAACGTCTTAATATTGTGTTCTTTTAAATATGGAAAAAATACTTCATCATAAAATCGTGATTGATATTGTACAAAATGAGGACTATCATTTCTACAACCAAAGTGTGTATCGTTAAGTAATGCTATCTTCATTGATAATAATTCTCCTGTATAAAATCGTGATAACTTGGAAAGTTTTCAACTTCTTTATTCCATTGTTGTTTGCGTTCAGTTAATTTCTTTATAAATGGATCCATACGTTGTTTTATTTCTTCTTTACTCTTATGTGTTAGATTTATTAAGTTAGGTAAATCCATTGGACACCAATTTAAACCAGCTGCTATATAATGTAATCCATATTTGCCTGGTCTATCCATAGGATCAACAGGAAACTCCGACGCCATATTTCTTTGTAAAGCGGCTTGTAAATATCCTAACATAATTTTAGGTTTAAAAGTATATAAACTTTCTTCCCATACTCTTTCATTATTTGCTTTCCAATATTCAGTATCATTTCTTGTTGATAAAGCATAATGCAACCCAACAAATTCCTCAAATCCTTTAAAGATAGATTTACAAGCAAACGTAAAGTTATCTTTATCCCAACGTGTAATATTTTCTCTTCTTAAATTTCTTACTAACATCATTAAAAATTCGTGTACTGAAAACAAACCATTACTCTCTAATGGTTCAATAAATCCAGCAGATAGTCCTATTGCAACACAATTTTTCACAAATAATCTTTCGTGTATACCAGTTCTCATTGTAATGTTTCTAAATTCGTGTTCTTCTTTATTAAATCCAGGTCTTACTTTTGCTAAATGATTTTTAAATTCTTTTAAAGCAGTTTCATCATCTACAAATTTATCTGAATAAACATAACCTGTACCAATTCTACTCCACAATGGTATGTTCCACACCCAACCGTTCTCTATTGCTGTGCAATTGGTAAAGCATTCTACTTCTTTTTCTTTATCAACATAAGGAATTCTAGTCGCCCACGCTTTATTGTTTGGTAGATTTTTTATAGTTTCAAAAGGTTCTTTTAATGCACCACCTAAAAGCATTGATTTAAAACCTGTACAATCAACAAATAAATCTGCGTAGTAACTATATGTTTTTGTAACTACACATTTAATACCATTCTCATTTGTAGGCACATCAATAATATCTTCTTGTATATGTTTAACACCTCTTGGTAAACAATAATGGTCTCTTAACCATAGACCAAATTTAGTTGCGTCAAACTGATAAGCAGAATCTCGGTCAAGTTCAAAACCGTGAAAGTTAAAAGCACCTTTACCTTGATTAACTAATGCCATATTAGGAGCAAAACTATCAGCATAATCTGAAACAGGTGTTTCTGGATAAAATTCTTTTTTCATCCACCAGTCATTATAATTTAATTGAGTTCCTTCTATTTTAATAGGACCAAAAGGATAATGAAATGCTGGCTCGTCTTTTCCATTAAAGTCTGTAAACTTAATACTAAACTTAATAGTGCCATCTGTATGTTTTAAAAATTCTTTATCATCAATGCCTAAAAATTTAGTCCATTGTTTAACTTTTGATATTGTACTTTCACCAACACCAACAGTTGGTATATTTGGTGATTCTATTACAGTTATATCTTTATTTGGAAATGCTTTAACTAAAGTAGCAGCAGTCATCCAGCCAGCAGAACCTCCGCCGACTATTAAAATCTTATCAGTTTTCATAATTATTTTTTCTTCTTAATTACTTTTTTCTTTTTTTTAGTTGTTGTTTTTTTAACTGGTTCTTCCTGCGGAAGATTTTTTTGTAGAAATTCTGTAAATTGATTTTTAAACTCTCTATCTTCTCCTGGTTGCAAAGTCATATCATCATAGTTTGCGTTTTGAATCATACGGTGTTTAATAGTTGTTTGTTTTTTCTCTTTCTGTATTCTCCGTACAAAGGCATAATAGATAATTTGTGTGAAATATGCAAATGGATTGTTTGATGTTTTTGGATTAAAGTTATCCAAATATTGTAAACAGTTCTCTATACCGTCTGATATCATATCATCCCGATAAGTATAGTTTATAAAATTTGGTCTAAATGATAAGTGATTTGCTATTTTTAAAAAACACTCACCTACATAATCTGGTACTGGTGGTTTATTTTGTTTTTGTCTTTTAGCTTTATTTACAGACTTTCTATACTCAATCATTGCCTGTAAAAATTCTTTATTATTTACATAATGTTCTGGTTTTTTTTTAATTCTAATTCCTGGCATAATGATTACATATTACTACAATTTTTTGTCTTTGTCAATGCTATGACGTAATAATCGTTTGATTGCTTTAGATAGTTTTTTGACAGGAATAATCTCTCCTATCTGCCATTGTTTAGCGATATGAGCGAGTTTTTTTGTTTTGAATGGCACTTGACTTTTCACGTTTTTTGTATATAATGGTCTATGTAGACCGTTGGAGAACGCTTTAGTAACTAGTGGAGAGTTCTCTTTGTTATTTTATCTTTAAATATTTCGTTCAATAATTCATTGTCTTCCACCGAAATTTGTTCTTGTATAAAGTCACCCTTTTTGGCCTTTTTCGGTTGGTCTAATCTGTCATAATCATTTGCTAAAGATGTATAGTTTTTAGTCATATCATCCGACGCCATAGTTATAGTCATTATTTTATCTTTTGGAATAGTTATCAATTTATCTGTTGTATAATTAACCCATTTAATAAGAGCAATATAATCTCTTATTCCAGTAGGGGTCATCTGTGGAATATACTTAATTTGTAATGGTTTTGCGATTCTAAGCAAAGGAGATTTATCTGGTAGTTGTTTCTCACCTATTGGCATATGGGCAACAACATCATCACCATTTATTAGTTTGATTATCTTTATGTTAGCTTTTACTTTGTCCATTTCTCTCCAATTCTATATTGTGAATTTCATAGTCAAAATCTTCACTATTGTAAATATTTATACGTTCTCTAAAGTGTTGTAGAGTATAATTTTCTTTTTCGCCATAGGAAAGGTCATCAGCAATGTCATATAACGTTGCGTGTGAATTGTTATCTTTTAGTCTTAATCCTCGTCCTATTGATTGTAAATTTCTTATACGAGATTTACTAGGGCTACTAAAAACAATATTGTGTAAATTACGGATATTGATACCAGTACTGAACGTCCCATAAGAAGCGACAATAATTGCGTCATCCGACTTTTCGGTAATTGCTCTAACTTGTTCTCTTTCATCTGCTTCCACTCCTCCGTGGATATAGAAAATAGGTCGGTCACCTGCCTTTTCTTTAATTAATTCATATAATAACTTACCGTGCTTTTCTACGTACTGAAACAGACATAAAGTATTGCCTTGCAAATTAGTGACCAGATTTTTAATGTATTTATTTCTTTTCTCATTTCTAACTAAAAAATCCATTTCTTCTTGATAAGTTTTATTTTTCAAGAAATCTATTTGTGCTTTACCATATTGTAATACTAA